TTAGACCAGATCAGATGATTGCATTGCTGCGGAATAACATGGCAGTGACTGACGCTGGCGCAACCTTTTTGGATGGGTTGGTCGGCGACGTTGCGATACCGAGACAGACCGGCGCAGGCTCGGTCGGTTGGGTCGGGCGCGATGGTGGAACCATCAGCGAGACAAATCAAGCGGTTGATCAGGTAACGTTGACTCCACGTACCGTTGGTTGCTACACCGATATTAGTCGGCAGCTGCGTCAACAATCTTCGGTTTCGGCGGAAGGTTTTGTACGGAACGACCTGTCGGCTATCGTCGCGATTGAGAAAGATCGTGCTGCACTTCACGGCTCTGGTACGAGTGGTGAACCCACAGGCATTGAGAATGTAACGGGTGTGCTTACCGAATCATTTTCCACAGCAAGTGGGCCAACTCGGAATGAAGTTATCAATATGATTACCGATCTTTCGACTGGTAATGCCCTACAAGGCAACCTCGCATTCATCACTGGTAGTGCCGTTTACGGTAACCTGATGAAAGAACCTGTCGATGCAGGGTCTGGTTTGTTTCTTGTTCAGGACACTGGCGGATCTCTCGTCGGTGAAAGGCTGATCAAGTCTAATCAGGTTACGGCTGGTCAAATGTACTTCGGAAACTGGGCCGATCTTTTGATTGGTACTTGGGGTGGAATCGACATTATGGTTGATCCTTTCACTGGGGCAACTGCTGGTACTCTGAGAGTGTTAATATTCCACTCTTGTGATATCACTGCTCGTCACCCCGAATCATTCACTTTAGGTTCTTAATCTAAACAGAATCTGAAACCTTAACAGGAGCAAAAAAGAATGAATCAATATAAAGATGGTGGCAACTTCTCAAACGTCCATGCAAAAGCACCGATTGTGATTACTGCCGATGCAAACTCTGCGTCTGCGGATCTGCTGGAATATGATGGTGCGCTTCTCATGGCAAACATCGGTATCACTGGCGACACGTTGTCCGGTTCCGTTTACCTTGAAATTGAGGCTGAACACTCGGATGACAATAGTACGTGGGTTGATTGTGCTGACGCCGATATCTCGACCACTGTTACGGGTACGAACACCGGAACACTGGCTAAGATTGACGACGCAGCCGAAGATGATGTAACTGTGGTCGCTGCCTACATGGGGCGAGAGCGTTATGTCAGACTCGTGTACAACGTTACTGGTACTCATACCAATGGTATCGAAGTGGCTGGTGACATTCTGAGATTCCGCGCGAAATACTAAGCGGCGACAAACGGGGGGCTTCGGCCCCCTTAATCGGAGAATATTATGAAAGTAAGATTCAATGTTAAATGTCGTGCGGCTGGTGTTAGCTATGCGGAAGGTCAGATAGCAGAGATCAGCGAAGCGTCAGCACGTCAACTGATGAACCTGCATCGCGGTAGTGTTGACTTCGTTTCGCCGGTTGAACCAGATCCTAAGCCAGAGCCGAAAGCCAAAGCCAAAGCGAAAGCCAAGGCCAAAGTAAAGCCGAGAGCCAAACGCAAAAAAGAAAAAGCAACATCGGGTGACTAATGATTGATGTGGTTACGATAACAGGGCCAATTCTTGAACCCGTAACGGCATCTGAGGCAAAGCAGAATAGCAACATTCTCTTTGATGGCGATGATTCTCTGGTCGCTTCACTTATCTCAGCGGCCCGACAGGTTGTAGAACAACGCTCAGGCATTCGCCTTTATACTCAAACCATTGAATTTCGTGCTGATAGCTTCGCGGATATAGGTCTGACGGAACCGGCACGAAGCGATGTGATCAATCTTCGGGTTGGTAATATCGCAAGTGTCGATACGGTTAAGTATTACGATGGCGACGATGCTGATACCACAATGTCTGCTTCGGATTACTGGACTGATGTTACAGGCTATCCAGCGCGGGTACAGGTCAAGAGTAGTTGGCCTTCGACTAATGACCGTATCGGTAATATCCGTATCAGGTGTACTGCTGGTTGGACTTCTGTTGATTCGGTTCCTGAAAACCTCAAGCAAGCAATCAAACTGTTGGTATCGCACTACTATGAAAACCGCGAAGCCACAACGGATCTAAAACTGATGGAAATACCGGAAGGGGTCGATGCCCTTATTCTCGGATCTGAATACCATCACTTCAAAACGGGGTCAATCTAATGCCTTTGATTCGATTCAATATCACTACCAACTTTCGTGGCGCTCAGTATCATGCCGGTGATGAAGCGGTATTGACCGAAGCGGATATAAAGCTATTCGATGGAACTGGAACCAGCGGAATGCCTCACATTATCAGGGTTAAAAATGCCAAGAAAAATGCTAAAAGCGGGAACACTACGGCATCTGATAACAGTTCAGAGTAATTCAACTGGGAAAGATGCCTATGACGGAGTCACTAATACTTGGTCAACGTTCCTTACAACTCGCGCTTCGGTCAATCCGGTAAGCGGCACTGAGCGATACGGAAGCGATCGAATAACTGCTGATCGAGCGTATGAGATTACCTGCCGATATGACCCCACCAAAAACCCTATTAGTCCGAAGCATCGTATCTCTTGGGATTCAAGAACCTTTGATATTGAAGCCGTACTTGAATACGATGAACGTCAACACATAGTCAGGCTGATAGCCGTAGAGCGTGAAGTATGACAGTTAAATTTCAAATGCATGGTCAAGAAGATCTGTTTCTCAAGTTGGGGAGGCTGGAAGATAAAATTGAAAAGTCCATTGGGAAGAAAGCGATACGGGCTGGTGCTGCTGAATATGTGAAGCTGGTTAAACGAAAGATCCCGACCGATAGCCGCGACGATGTTCACTTGAAAAAGTCTATCGGTATCGCAACGACGAAGGGATCCAGAAAGAATGATATTGCCGTTCAGATAGGGATCAAGGGGCCGGCACGAGCTTACGCGCATGTATTTGAGTTTGGAGGCCGATTCCATCAAGGCACAAGGGTATTCACCAGAACGCTTGAAACGTCCACCAAGGCCATTCTGGACAGGATAGCCAGTAGATTAAGACTTGAATTGGATAAGGTGTAATGGCAGAAGCAGAGACAGCTATAGGGGATTTGATTGGCACCAGTACGGCAAGCCTTTCTAGTGCGACCGCATTCTATGCAGTGCTGGCACCGCAGGATGCCGTTCGACCGTTTGTGACTTTCGAAGTAATAACCGAAGAAGTCAGGAATGTAATGAGCGTGGAGACCAATCCGACAACGGCGCTGTTTTCTATTTCGATATTCGCCGCTACGCTACTGGAAGTGGTAAACATAACTAATGATATGAGAACAGTCTTTAACAGATATAATGGGACCACTACTGGTGGAAGTGTTGTGGTACAGAACGTGTTTTATGAAGGCCGTAACGACTTTTTTAACGAGTCTGACAGGGACTACCAGCGCGTTTTGGATTTCAGAATGTTTTTCGAGGAATAACTAATGGGTACATTTGTTATCAAGGGTCGACCGACTTGGTTAGGCAGTTTGGATATAAGCCAGATTGCCCACATTGCCGCTATTGACTATCAGGCGGAAGCGCTGGACAACACAGTATTATCCGATACGACTCGCAGCAATGCTGGCGGGTTGAAGGTGGTTGGATTCTCATGTGATGCCTATGCTGACTTCACCACATACGATGCAACGCTATTCGGAACCGTTGGTGATGCTCTCCCAGTTTCTTTTGCGTCAGTGGATGGCACCGCTTATGAGGATGCCTACTTATTCAATGCGCGACACTTGCAATACAACCCGATCACCGGAACCGTTGGCGATATGGCGGGGGTGAATATCACTGGTGGTGCTGCTGGTAAGATTGCCAAGGGAGTGATCGAGTTCAATGCTTCGGCTAGTTCATCAAGTACCAGCGCGGGATCTCAACTCGGCGCACTGTCTGCAACTCAATCACTATTTGCTAATCTGCATGTAACGGCGCAGGCGGGAACGTCTCTTGATGTAATTGTCCAGAGCGATGATAACGGAAGTTTTACCAGCGCCACAAATCGAATCACATTCACTCAGGCAACTGGCGTGACTAATGAACACTTGTCCGTAGCGGGTGCTATAACGGATGATTATTGGAGACTGTCATACACGATTGTTGGCGGTTCTTTCACTTTTGCGGCTGCCATTGGCATCGCTTAATTAATGGAGTCCTGATTATGGGTACTTTTGTTTTAACTGATGCAAGCGTAACGATTAACTCTGTTGATCTTTCTGACCACGTTCGTTCAGTCACGTTTAACTATGAAGGCGAAGCCGTAGACGATACGAATATGGCTGACACCAATCGAATCATGGCAGGTGGTCTAAAGAACTATTCCGTTGATGTGGAATTTAGCCAAGACTTTGCAGCAAGCAAGGTTGATGCAACGCTGTTCAGTTTGGTTGGATCTACCACGACTGTTGTGCTGTTGCCTACATCGGCGGCGGTTAGTGCCACTAATCCAT